TATACCCGCACGGCCAAAGCCGTTTGCAGGCGGCATGAAGTGGTATATGCCCATCGAGTCGAGCAGTCTGCGCACATTGGCCTTGACTTTTGCTTCAGGTGTCTGAGCCATAAGGTTCCCCATTCGCTTCGACATACCTTGTCAGGTTAACTTCGGGGTTACCGAAAGTTGTGCCGTCGTTGGCGATCTCTCTGTTGAGTAGCTCAAACGCTTTGAGTATGGTGCGCATGCCGTACATGTCGATAGTCTTCTGCACATCAGGCAAAAAGGCAGCACTAGGGTCTGACGCCAGTATGAGGTACAAGAGCCGCAACGCAACCCAGTCCTTTTTCTTAAGATTTTCCATGTTGCACCTCAATCAGTTTGTCTAAGTAGTGCCGCGCCTTCTTCAAGTCATCGACACCGCCCTTGTCTTTCCAGCGGGACACATACTTTACTATGTTGCCTTCCAAGTAGCCAAGGTTGTTGCCCACGATGTAGTCCCATGGCTGTATGGCTTTGCTCTTGTAGTGCGTGCCTGCGATTTGTACATCGTTGGCTTTCTGCGCTTTCTCGTACTCTTCAATGGACTTGAGTAGTTCCAGCTCTTCTTTCACAGTCATGCGGGTGTGCTCGTGAAACAAGTCAAGCTGTGCGCTTGTGGGGATCGGCCCCCTCGGTTCGTTAATCATTCTCTTCTCTCTTTCTTTTTAAGAATACAGCGTCGGCAGGGTGTTGCAAACGCTCTAGTTCCTTGTCGTAAAACTTCTTGGGCATGGGTGATTTCTTGTCGAGAAGTATGCGCAACCACTCAGACCCGCCAAGTTGGTTAAAGATCATCCATTGCCTGTCAGACATGCGCATGTACCTGACTTTTAGTGGCTCGGGCGGTTTAGGTCTAGGCATCGCGCTTCATACTCCTTACAAAAACTGCGAAGCTGGCGCTTGTGTCACCAAACGCCGTCATCTTATCGAACTCGCGCGCAACTTCTTCAAGGGTTTCATTACGCACCACTTGATGTAGTGTGCGTTCAAACGCTTTGTTTGTTGCAGTTATATAGTCTTGGATGTCATCGTCGTCTTGTTTGTTGGTCATTTTTCCCTCGCTTTCAGCATTGCGTCAGCCAATTGATATGAAGCACTTGCTAAGTCATTGTCTGGCGGGACATAAATCCCTTTGGCTGTGGCGTATGCAATAAAACCTTGCATAGCTTGAGCCGCAAAGTAGTCACGCAGGGTCATGCTGACTGCATGGTCATCCCTAAAGTATGTAAAGTTGCTCATATTAACCTCCAAAGATCTGCTTCAGACGATCATACAAGTCGCGTGCTTGGAACACAGTCAGGTTTTTGATGATCTCGTCAGGGTCTTGGTAACGAACGATGGTTGCCATTCGTTTAGGTGCAACTGCAACAGCGCCCATGGCGTAAGCTGCCGCATCCATTGCGTCTTGACTAGGCGCAGGTACAGCTTCTATCTTAGCTTTCAAGAGCGCACCAATGCCTGTCGTGTCTCTCTTGGTGTACTTGCGCTTGGTTGCTTGCACTTGTGCCTGCTCGATCTTAGCCATGGCTTTGTTGGACTTGATTGGGCGGTATTCGTCTATGTCTGCGTAGTACAAGTCGTTGGTCGTATGAACCATTTTGTTGCGACGCATCTGTGCAATCAGGCTTGAGACTGAGCCGCCTGCAAGACCTCTATCTTCAAGCGCACGCATGATCTCTTTGCGTGTAGAGCCGGGGTTGGCTTTGATGTAGTTGAAGGTTTCGCGTGAGACATTGTTGGTGATGTTGAATAAGTTGGTCATGATTGGTGTTTGAGAAGGTGCGGATACAGAGTTGTTGATAGTAGTGCTGATAGTAGAAGCTTGGGGAGATTCCTCCCCATCGTCATCCCATTGCTGTAGGGTTCTACTGAGCGCTGTCTTAAGGGCAGTTTGCATGTCAGGCATTTGGGTTTCCTCCTAGTAAGAGCATGACAAAAACAATAGCGGCAATAGCCGCAAGGGAAAGCACGCAGGTGCGTGTATCTTCTGACCAACCCTGCCTGTCCCCAAGCAAGACGGACTGCACCCAAGTTTCCTCGGGCGTAGCTATGGGGGGAGGGGGTGTGTAGAGCAAGCCTATCTTGACCTTGCCCGTATCGTAAGGTGTGTGTTTCATTATTTTCTCCTTGAGAAGTACATTATTTGTCTAGTGTTGGACAGTTGTCAATAGGGTCTCCAATAAAAAAGATCTGTTAGTAGTACAAGTACCGCAATCAAAAGTAGTACTCTCTCGAACTTTTCCCAGTTAGTCATCATTAGTTTTTCCTTCGGTTGTGGGTTCAACGCCAAGTGTGCGCATGACCTCAAGCAACAGGACATGGATGTCCTCAAGGTGCGTGACTCGGTACTCGGCAGGGTTCATGAGGTAGTCCCGCAGGTCTGCCTCGATACAGCGCAGGTGTAGCGCTGTGGTGTCAGATAGTTTCATTTGATTCTCCTTAAGTTTTCTGCGAGGGTTAACAGTTCAGGGTCAATCAGATCAGGCTCATCGAACGCAGACCAGTTGCCTTGCAACATGGCAAGCAGCTCAGCGCACTCACCGCTTACTTCTTCGGCTAAGTCAAGCTCAGGCTCGTCGCCGTTCAATACTTGGGCGGCAAGGGTGTACGCCCTGCCAAGCATGTCTTCTAATCGTTTCATAGTTTTCTCCTTGGGTTAAAAATGCGGGGAGAAATCTCCCCGCTACGAATCATGACAGCAGAGCTGGCACGATGGGTTTGAATGATGGTTGCTTGCGCTCAGTCCACAGCATGTAGTAGCACATCACCTCGGCGATGATGCCTGCAGATGAGTACGACTTAGTCGCTGAACTGATAAGACCAGACGCATCGCCTTCCATCAGCATATCGTAGATGCCCTGCTCGACAACACACAAGTCGTCACGATGTGTGTATGAAGTAGGGATAGGCGTGAAGTTGTGAAGCACAGTCGTGATGGTGTACGCAGGCATACTCTCCATGCATATCTCAAGCGACTCGACATCAGCTTCCTCAAGCGCTATGAACAACTCCTCTGGCGTGGGCTGAACGAAGCCCGACTCGTCATCGGGGAAGTCATACGCCGCCTCATCGTAGTTAGCGCTGTGTGCGCTAGGTGTGCGTGGCTTGATGTTGAAGCCCGAGTTGTAGTCCTCGATCTCATCGAGCTCATCGTAGTAGTTGCCGTAGCCGTTGGCATACGAGCTGTAGTTGTAAGACTTGAGCGCAGTCGTACTCTTGTAGCTAGGGATGAGACGCGATGGTGTCCAAGCATATGTATTGCTGAACCACATATCGTCATGCTCGATACCCTGATCGAAGTTGACATGCTGCATGCGACCCTCGCCGTTCATGAACACGAAGCGGTTGTTGCCGATGAACTCCTCAAGCATAGCCACGAAGCCTGTGTCATACACAAGGTCAGGTGCAGATGCCACAGCGCTGTGCAAGTAGTCCTTGATGAAGTGCCATGTATCTGACTTGGTCTTGTCAGCGTTGTTGCCTGTGTGCAGTACGCCGTTGTGCATCATGGCGATGAAGCCAGGTATCACATCGTAGGGATGGCAGTTGAGCATGTCAGTCTTGCCGTGTGTAGTCCAGCGGAAGTGAATGGCAATCTCACGATCGTCTTGAGGCAGGCGCTGAATGAACGCAGTAGCATCGCCAATGTTCTTGGGCAAGGTCTTGGTGACCTTGAGTCCCTTGGCTGAGCCATACATAAATCCGATGCCGTCAGGATTGGATGTGAAGATGTCGTTGAGTAACCCGTGCGTGTCGAGCAGAGTGGAACGAACTTTGGAAGACTTGCCAGTAATGATGAGACACATAATAAAACTCCTTGAGATATAAAAATTGATTGATTGAATTAAGCAGCGATGGGTGTAGGTGCAGGCACAGGTGTGTAGCGCACAATGTCAGCGTTGAAGCTGTCTTCTTGCAAGCGCCACATGTCCGAGCGAATGTCGAGCACATAGATCACATCCTCGTCACCGATAGCATCGCCGCCACCTGTGTAGGGGAACACACACATGAGGAGGCCAAGGGCTGTGAAGTATGTGTTGTACAAGCCGTGTCGGCTAGCGTAGTTGGGCATGCCGTTGCCATCGTCGTGCGGTATCTCTACACGATACTCGTGGTCGCACCCGTGAGGGCTACGGCACAGCACAGCAGGGGCAGGGGGAACAGCGTCAGGGCATGTAGCTTCAGCGGGTGCAATCACAGTAGCCTGTGATGTGTGCACAGCACGCACGCCATACCACTTGACAAGCGCAGGATACTGACCCGCTACAGTCTTGAGCCACTTGACGAACGATGTGCCGTTGAGATCACGCCACGATGCGACACGGCAGAACATGACAGACGCATGGGTGAACTCGATCTGTGCAAGCAGGCGTTCTTTCTTGAGCGATGCACGGAAGATGCGAAGCTCGACTGTGTTGTACCTGCCGTTGTAGCTGTTGTCCATGCTAAGACCTAAGCGCACAGCCTCACGAGAGCCAAGGTTCTGCATGTTGACCATGCGATAGCGCTCACCAGACTTACCCTTGACAGCCTGCTTGGGATTGGTCAGGACAGCTTGGTTCTCAGCCGCGCAGTAGCTACGAGCTTGGTCATCGACAAGCGGATGGCGGCCTGCGATCTTACGAACGAAGTCCATGTTGCCCGCGCTGTTGATGAACATCAAGAACTTACCGAGCGTCATCTGAGTGAACGCACGAGAGTCGATGTGTACATGCATGCCGCACTTGCCTGTGTTCCATGCACGATACGCAGGGTCAATCTCCCAAGCCTTGAACTTGTCGATGTGAACAGACAGACCTTGCGGTGTCGTCACGACCTCGAAGCCATTGTGCGGAAGCGAGCCGTCATGCTTGATGATGCAGTACTCGGAACCCAAACGGCTACGCAC